ATTAACAGGGTCTTTCTGTAACTCATACCCTGATACCTTTTCTTTTTCATTAGGTCCAAGTGTTCCTAATCTTGGAGAATTAGGAGCTGGACAAGGGACTTCTTCCTTACCTATATCACCTGTCTCTGGTGTCTCTGGAGCTGGAGGTGCATCTGGTGCAGGTGCTATTGGTGGTGCTTTCTGTTCTGTTATTATAGTTAATTGCTCTGGTTCATAATTCATAGCATTATAAGATGGGTATGAACCATCAGGGCAAATAGTCATTGCCTCGCCAGAATCATTCTGTATCAAACCTTTATCAATAGGAACTCCATTCTTATGCTTCTTATTATCCTTGTGCATCTCTACACAACCAGGCATATCAACAATAGGAAATCCTATTAGATTTGTTACAGGATGAAAATTAGGAACATAAGGTTGTTGTATCTGCCATGAAGGTACATATGGAACACCAATATGACGAACATTACCTATTTGTATATTATGGATTGGTTCCATTCTTCACGCCCTTCTGAGGTACAACAACTTTCCCAGTAGATGTAGGAAATCTTTCTGTGATTGTAGCATCTACTGTCTGCTGTATATACTCTTTTATTTCCTCTCTGGTTTTTTCTTGCCTACCTCCAGAAGTCATAGAAGCAGTAATCCAGAAACCACAATTGATAATAGAATATAAAAATGCTGCTGTTCCGAGGTAATGAGCAACTTTAGATCCTATAATCTTTTTCATTTCTTCTTACAGCACTTTGATTTATAAACTGCTGCTGCAACAATTACTACTAGTGCTGCTATACCAATACCTGTAGTCCAAGATACTCCTGACTCTGGTTCTGGTAATGGCAATGCTTGTTCTACTTCAATAAGTTCTTTAGTTGCTGGTACTAATGCAGAAGCACCTTTAATAACAGTTTCCATTTAAAATTCCTCTGTTGGTATGTTCCAGTCAGCGTATACACGTCTGCCTGTCTTGCCTTGTATGTCTATGTAGGTTTGGTCGTTACTCTGCCAGTGTCCCAAACGAACGCCTAATCTCACGTAAGACCTCAAAATCTTTCTGTTTAGTTCCGCCATCATATTCCCAAGCATAACCCTCCGTAATCATTTCTTCATTAAGTGACAGCTGACTGTCCCCGATATATAACCACCCCAAAAGACGGCCATATTTGCCGACGCCACCAACAAGTTCAGTCCTAATAGTAAGCTCGTCGTCACCAGCAATGGTGCTATCCAATTTCTCTTTGAGCCAGTTTGTTGCGTCGATTCCAAGTGCTTTTTCCTCCAGATCACGAGTACGTTTTTCAGGAGTATCTACTCCTGCTATCCTAACTCTCTCTTTTTTAAAAAGATCGAAGCCAAGATCTATCAATACATCTATTGTATCACCATCAAGGACTTTTACTATCTCCGTCACTCGAAAGTTGTAACAACTCTTCCGACTCGGTGGAACCATCGCTCCCATTTTCGTATTCAGCAAGTGAGCTATTTAGCATGTCTTCTACTGAAACTCTGTTTGCTTCTGATTCACTCTGTCTTATTTTGTCTATCCATTCACCTGGAGTAGGGAAGGAATGACCCATATGTGCTATCTTCTCTTCTCTAGTATCATATAATATTACTTCCAATTTATTATGATCAAAAGCATTTGGATCAAGATCATCCTCAAGAACTTGAGATTTTCTATTAGGTTGTGGTAATGGTTTTCGTGGACAATCAAGTGATAAACAAACTACAACATCATCCCAAGGTGGACAAGTAAACTCACTTCCATCTCTAGGAGGACTACATGCCTTCGCTGGGGTCGGTATCAGTAGGAGGAAGGGGATTAGGATTCCAATCATCATATTTAAATATCCAATATATGGAGTATGCTACACCTACAAGAAGGATAGCAATCATAATATTTATTGACCATACTACATCACTGGTCACTGTGTGCCACAAAAAGAACTCCAGGAATAGCTTTCTTCTTGACCTTTATTTTCTGTTCTACCTTAACTTCTTTTTCAGTCCAAGGAACATCATATTCCCAATGCTTTTCTGTCTCAAAAGTCTCTGCTGGATTACCTTTACAGATTTGTAATACTCTAACCCGAACAGTATCCTTTTTAAATACTGGACATGGAGTTACAGTTCTTCCAAGTTCCTTATACTCAATATAGGAAGTTGACTTTGGTTCCACTACAGGAACATGTACTTTTTCTTTAGGCATGATTAAAAGGAGTGAGCGTGAGTGTCTATGTCACCATGTTCAATGTTATCTATCTTTTCAATGTGACCATGATCGATATCAATGTGCCACTTCTTTTCAAGTGCATCAGCAATTCTTTCAAGTGCTGAAGCAATTCTAGTGAACTCTTCACTCATAACAATCTGAATTATATTCCTAGATTATATCATACATATGCTTGAGCAGCAAGCCAAGTTGCTAATCCTAAAGAAGTTCCCATAATAGTTAACCTACTCATCCACCACATGATCTCATGCTTATTGTTTATTATTAGAGTAGTCATAATTAATGTCCCATAGGAATTCCTGCAGCCATCAATCTGGTTATGTTCTTAACCTCAGATTCTATAGTGCAGTAATCAATAAAATGAGGATGCTCCCTTAATCCAGGAACATCCTCTTTTGAATTCTGTATTGCGTCATATGCAGTCATTGCATATTCGCATATCTCGTAATGATGTAGTTGATTATCGTGATATCCAACTGTGTAATGCTTTTGTTGCGTTAGGGGCATGATTTTTTCAATCCCATACTGCAGATATTTATAGCATACTATAGGAATTTTTGCCTAGTTTAGTGTGGACTCGAACACTCTGTTAGAGAACCTGAACAACCTCTATGGTTTTCCTGTCTTTACTTGTGTTTCTAAAATTGCATCACGAATAATTCTTTGCAACTGTCTACTTTTCTTCTTACCAAGTCCTGCTCTTGTGTCTATCTGTACCTTTAACCAATACACAAAGGCAAGTACAATAATAAATTGAATACCTTCTCCCCATGAGAGATTCCATGCTTCGTTCAGGTCAAGTGATGCTGCTGCTAATAAGTTAATCATAATAGTATTGCTCCAATAACAAATCCTTTAGCGAATGATACTACAAGCATCTGATAGTCAGTCAAGTTAAACTTGTCTTGAAATTTTCTTGCTAATCTACGATCCCAAGCAACTACCTTATCAAATGTATCCTTTACCTTTTTCATAGGTCTAAATTCTCCTCTTGTTCTGTAAGTATAACACAATCTGATTCAGGTGTAGCAACACATAAGAGAGACCAGCCTTCTTCTAACTGATCATCATCTAAGAAAGATTGTTCATCATTATTTAACGTACCTTCTAAAACCTTACCAGCACAAGCAGAACATGCTCCTGCTCTACAAGATGATGAAAGTTCTATGCCTTCTTCTTCTGCTTGTTCTAAGATATAAGTATCTTCATCACACTCAAAAGTATTTTCAGTTCCATCAGGACTGCGAAGTGTTACTGTATAAGACGCCATTTGTTACGTTGTTAAACAACTTTATTATATATCCTCTTCATTTTTTCCATTCTTGCTAGTATCAGCATCCCAAGGCTCATCATGAGATAAATCTAACCATCTTGGTAGATGATTCTTAATCCATAGTAAAACCTTTTTCATAATTGCTCCCTATACTTAATGTGTAGTTAAGTTTCTTTTTAAGGAATGAAACCTCCTTCTTGAGTTCTTCATTCTCTAGTTCCAATTGTTCAATGTGTTCTTCGTAAACAACGTACATACTTTATATGGGTGAACGAGTAATTATTTACTCAATTAATGTTTTCTTCATCTTCGCATTCCTTAGCAAGGTCTGCTGCCATTGTACCACCTATCTCTGCTCCTTGCTCCATTCCCATCATAGTAGTAGCACCAGCAAGTAACCATCCTACCACAGGAATAGATGCCATACCAGTACTAGTAACAGCAGCAGTACCTAAACCACCACCTACTAATCTACCTGTCTGTTCTCCTCCACCTTTCTTCTTAATACATGCAATAGTCTTAGCACTTAATGGATTAGAACTCCCACCACCATTCATATGTATAGAACCTTCAGCCATATATTGTTTCTCTACAACTGCTTCCTTCTTACCTAATCCTAATAACCCTGCAGGACGTTTAACCTTCTCTACAGTTACCATAACTTTAGGGTCATGTGCTCTGTAGTTTATAAGATAACCTTCCTTGTTGGCTTGTACAGTATACGCAGTATAGGGACCAATTGGTAAATCTAATTGAGGAAATGAATCCTTTCTAGCAATGATTCCTATCATACCTAGATGAGATATACCAAGTATAGCACCTAAACTAATTACAAGCCACTTCTTCATAACTTATACGACTCATCTGATTTTGTATCAGTAGTTATCTTAAGAGGTGCTTGCTCAATTCTAATTGTTTGAACAGGACCAGCAGGTGCTTTGGCCATTATTGCTTCAATGTCTTTAGCAGTAACAGGAGGTGCTCCACCATTACCATTACCGTTACCATTCATCTTCATAGTACCATCACCCTTCTTGGATGCTGTCTGAATTCCGAAGCTAGCTAAAACTCCTGTAAAAACCGAAGCTATAAAAGTTGGATCGATTTTCTGTTGAGGAATACCTGGGATAGAAACATAATTTAAGGTCAAAATTCCGCCAGACCAGGCAAGTACGGTAATTCGGACAGCCGTACTTATGATTGCTGCTTGTTCTTCAGCATC